CTTGGTGGTGGATGGTGACGCGCGAGACGGGCGACGGCATCACTCGTCTCGGCGGTCGTGGTCGCGGTTCTCTTGGTCGGGTTGGCGCGACTCGGTTTCCTCGTCGGGTGTCGGGTCGGGCTGCGGGCCGTCGTCGATGCCTTCGTCGCCGGCGGTCGTGTCGGGTTCGGTCGGTGTCATGGTGTGACCTCCTCGGTCGGGTTGATGACGTCGGGTGCTTCTTCGCCCGGCCTCAATGCGGCGGTCGCGGCGGTCGAGAGCGCGTCGCCGAGCCGCACGAGCGAGAGCCGCATGACCTGCATGAAGTTCGCGCCGGCTTGCGCGTTGCCGCGATAGCGGACCTGGAAACCTTCACCGGCGGCGCACTGCCGGAGCCATGAGCTCTGATAGCGCGCGGCGATGGTCGAAACGGTGTGCGCGATGTTGCAGCGCATATCCGGCGCGTACGCGGCGCCGGCGCCGTTGGCGATCTCCCAATAGATACCGGCGACCGCGTCCGATCGGTACGTGACATCGAGCTGGATCAGGTAGAGGCCGTCCGCGCCGGCCGGGAGCGTGATCGTGTTCGCGGCGAGCCATGACGGCGGACCGGCGAGCACGTTCGACAGGTTGAGCAGCGCGTTCAGTGCCGGCGTCGGAACGTTCGCGCCGGACGCGATGATGCCGCGCGGCTGTCCGAGCGCGCGCCAGGCGGTGCCGTCGTAGACCTGGAGACCACCGGCCGCGGCGATGTAACAGACCATGCCGAGCGTCGGGGCCGGGATCGCGGTGTCGCGCTCGACCGTCGACGCGAACGGCGTGACGGTCCGGTCGCGGATCGGGTTCCCCCAGTCGGCCGACAGGATCGGTTGGCCGGCGACGACGTTCGGAATCCATCCGGTCATCTCAGTACCCCCACAGTCCGGTGTCCCACGCGGCCGTGTCCCAGCGCGCGGCGGCGAACACGCCGGCGGCCGTGAACGTCCGGTACGTGACGCGCCACTCGCGCGCGGTGATCTCTTCGGCGATCGATTCGACTTGGAGGTCGGCAACGACCTGGAAACCATGCGCGCGGCGTCGGAGCTGGATACGCCATAACAGGCCGAGCGTGAGCGCGGCCGGGATCGTTTCCGGGTTCACGCTCGGCAGGATCGACAGCGCTTCGACGCGTTGCACGGCGCCGGCGAAGATGTCGAGGTACCGGTCCGCGATGAGCGGCGACTCGGCCGGGTCGACGTGGATCAGGTCGAAGCGTTGGTACGACCTCGAGCCGTACAGGCCGACCGAGTTCGGGTCGACGTGCGTGACCGCGCTCCCGCCGGCGTTGGAGATACTGACGTGGTTGCGGACGCGGGCGACGTCGGTGACGAGCTCGACCTCGGCGTAGCAGAGCTCGGGTTCGACCTCACCGAACACGAACTGGACGTCGGTGTAGTGCGGGTTGGTGACGAGGCCGTTGCGGTCGACGAATCGCATGACGCCGTCGGTCGTGACGAACAGGGCGCCGAGCTCGGTGTCGGTGACGACGCCGGCCTCGTTCAGCGCGTTTTGTGCGAGCGTCGTCGCCTGCAGCGGGACGAGGCCGGGCTGGAAATCGGTCGGGCCGCTGTAGCCGGCGTTTTCGCAGATGCGAGCGAGTCTCGGGCCCGCGGTCTCGCCCGCGCCGACGGCGGGCTGTTCGGTGCCGTCGTAGGCGGCGAGGTCGGCGAGCGCGTCGGTGGCGGTGAACGTCACCGCGTGGCCGGAGATGTTGGGGAACGTGTCGACGATCGCCGAGACCGTGCCGTCGAAGCGCGGGTAGCGGTCGCCGGCGTATTCGGCGACGACCCGCAGGCCGATACCGGGCCGGATCGCCGCGTAGGCGTCGGGGGTCGACGCGGTCGCCCACGGCGACAGTTTCCCGTCGGGGTCGTCGACGACGACGGTCGCGGTGCCGGGCCGGAACCTCGACAGCGGTTCGTCGCGGCCGCGGCCGATCGAGACCGACAGCGCGGCGGGGCCGATGTCGACCGTGCCGGGCGGGCCTTGCCAGACCGCGGCGTCGTCGTCCCAGCACGCCTGGTCCCATTGGGAGAGCGTCTCGAGGTCGGAGTAGTAGTCGAGCTCGACGTGCCAGGTGACGTCGTCGCCCGGGCCGATCGTGTCGCGTTCCTCGAGGGTGAGCACGTCAACGGCCGCGGTCATTGCGCGCGTCCGGTCGGTGCCATCCGCCATGACGTGCCGGCGACGGTCTCGTACGACCGGATCGCGTCGACGATCGCGCGACCGACCGTCGACGGTGAGGTCGTCGGGGGCACGCTCACCGCGATCTGGTACGTGTTCCCGACCGCGGCGCCCGCGCGCGATAGCGGCGCGATGACCTCGGCCGGGTGCAGGAAGGCGAGGCCGGCGGAGGTGGTGATCCCGCCCCGGGCCATGGTCGGAATGTCGGGGACGTCGAAGCCTTTCCCGCCGAGGCCCGGTACCCAGCCGGGCACGGTGAACGAGAGCCGGCCGACGGTGTTGTTCCACAACGACGCGATCCCGCGAAACGCCGCTCGGAACGGCGCCGAGATGAGATCACCGAGACTGCCGAGCGCGGACGCGATCCGGCCCGGTATCCCGCGAAAGAACCCGATGAGCTCCTCGAACCGGTCGTGCACGAACCGCCACGCCGCCTGGCCGGCGTCGGCGATCCATCCGAACGCGGCCGACACGCCCCGCCACGCCGCGGTCGCCGCGCCTTTGATCGCGTCGAACGCGGCGGTCGCGGCGTGTTTGATCGTGTCCCAGTTTCGGGTGATGAGCAGCACCGCGACGCCGATCGGGCCGGCGAGAATCGCGAGCAGGAGCGGCCAGTTGGTGCGGACCCAGTTGAACACCGAGCGGCCGGCGTCGAGTATCCAGTTGAACGCGACGACCGCGGCGCGGCCCATCGCGTCGACCGCGGCCCGGAACCAGTCGACCTTCTTGTAGGCGAGGACGACGGCGGCGATGAGCGCCACGATCGCGATGACGACCAGCACGATCGGGTTCGCCGACATGATCACGTTGAACGCGATCTGTATGCCGTTCCATATCTTTTGTGCGGCGCCGGCGAGTTCGGTCGCCAGTGTGTACGCCTTCATCGCGACGACGAGTCCGATCAGCGCGGCACCGATCGGGATGATGAGGTCGCCGTAGCGTTGCATGAGGTCGGCGAGGACGCCCATCACCGGTAAGAGGTGGCCGCCGATCTCCTCTTGCACGTTGCCAAACGCGACCTGCATTTTGTCGGAGCTCGTCGCGGTCGCTTGCGCGGTTCCGCCGACCTGTTTTTCGACTGCGCCGAGCACGACTTTCTGTGCGCCGAGCAGATCGCCTGACTTTTGCATCGCTTTGATCTGCGCCTTTTGTGCGTCGGTGAACGTGACGCCGGAACGTGCGAGCGCGGTCAGGCCGTGCGTCGGGTCCTGTAACGCCTTGCCGAGCTGCACCGCGTTCGAGTCGAGGGTCCCGAATCCGGCCGCGGCGAGGTCACCGGCTGCGGCGGTCGCCCGGTCGAACACGCCGGCGGTGCGGGCGGTCTGATCGGACACGGCACCGAACGTCGCGAGCTGCGCTTGCGCGGCCATGATCGCCTCGTCATCGATGCCCGTTTTCTTGGACATCGCGTTGGCGTAGTTCTCGGCCTCCTTGGCGGCGGTGCCGGTCGTGTCGCCCATGCTCGCGAACACCTGCTCGAGCCTCGACGTCGCCTGCGCGGATTCCTCGGCCGCGGACACGACTGACTTCCCGAACGCGATCGCGCCACCGACCGCGAACGCGCCGCCGACCACCTTCGCGAACCCTTTGATCTTTCCGCCCGCGCCTTCGACCTTTGAGACGCCCGACGCGAGGTCTTTGGTGTCGGCTAAGAACTTGACGAGGATCGACGGCCCGGACGCCACTGTTTACCGCCGCGAGTTCGCGCGGGCTTGGGCCTTGCGGATCGCTTTGAGTTCGGCACGCATGTACCGCAAGAACGCGTCGTATTCGTCGCCGGTCATCTCGTCGACCTCACGTGGTGTCATCCGCCAGAAACGGCAGAATGCGGCGAGGCCGTCGGCATGCCGGCGGAGGTAGGGTCCGCGGTCTCGTCGGAGAATTCGAGCGGCACGTCGCCGGCCTCGTCCCACGTGATCGTGTCGTAGCCGGCCTTGCGGAGCTCGAGCCACGCGAAGGCCTGCACGATCGACGCGGCGTCGTTCATCACGGTCTCGAGCGGGACGCCGGTCGCGGCGCGGATCATGCGGAGCTGATTCGCCGAGAACCTTGGTGCCGCGGTTACGACGATGAACGGCGGCAGCGGCCTCGAGTTGCCGTTCGCCGCGGCCGGTTCTAGCGCGGTTTCGACCATGGGTACCTCGCGATCGTGTCGGTGGCCGACGCCTCGAGCGCGCGTACGAACGCGTCGGGGTCGGCCGTCGGGTAGAGGTAGCGGCCGCCGTCGACGTAGGGCCGGCCGTGCGAACCACCGAATTCGATCCAGCCCGCATACTCGGCCGTCCCGTCGTAACCGGCCGCGGCGCCGCCTTCGAGGACGTCGACCGTGAGCGACCCGGCGAGGCGGCCGGTCTGGCGGGGCACTTTCGGTACGACGAGCGACACGAGTCGCTCACCGGCCCGGCGGGCCTCGACCTCAGCCGCGGCGCCGATCCGGTCGACAACGCGGGCGAGGTCCCGAAACGCCTCGTCCGCGCCGACGACCGAGAGCCGTTCATCGGTCATGCGGTCACGAAGACCGGCGTGCCCTGAATCGCGAGCTCCACGTCGATTTCGGACGCCTCGTTCACCGCGGCGTCGATGAAGGGCATGGCGGGGACGCGGACGACGCCGGTCATCTTCGGGTTCGTCGGCGACGCGGCGACACGGTCGTCGGGCAGGAGCTCGAATTCGACGGTCTGTCCTCGCAGCGGCGACAGCACCGCCCACGGTCCCGTCGGATCGAAATTCTGGTACACGGTGAGCGTGATCGTCTCGTGCGCGGCGCCGTACACGCGATACGACCCACAGAACGTCTCGTAGTCGTTCGAGTTCTGATCGATGCCGTGCGAAATCTGATGCGTCGAGCACTTGATTTCGACCGCGGTGGCGGGCGGCCCGAGCTTGATCGACGGCGAGATGAGAATGAACGGCGGTGTCTCGACGTCGCCGGCGGCCTGCGGTGCGGGCCCGTCGGCTCGAGGTGTCGGCGTAGGAGTGTCGGCCATGTCGTTTCCCTCCGAATCGTTAGAACGCGACCGACACGCGTAACGGCACGCGTGCGGCCAGATACTTGAGGCCGGCGACCTCGAACACTCTCGGGCCCGACGTCTCCGCGATCGCGAACGGCGACGTCGGATCGCGCCGCAACTTGGCGAGCACGCCGGTGACCAACACCTCGAGGACGCGGAGCCCTTCGCCGGGTTCGAGGCGGCCGGCGACGCACGTCACGACCGGCGACGCGAACGTCGAACACGCGCGCGGGGCGTCGAGCCACGGCTCGGCCCATACGAGCATGAGGCACGGCACGTCGATCGCGTCGACGAGCTCGGCGTAGACGATCGGGTCGTCGTCGGCGACGGGCGCCAGGATCGCGGCGAGTTTCGGGAACACGTCGGAGAGGTTCACGCGATGCCCCACGACTCGACGCGCATCGACAGGTTCGCGGCGTGGCGGTCGAACGTCGAGTCGGGCGGCTTGAGCGTGCCGGAGTCGTTGTAGCCGAGCACGCCGAGCGCGGCGTCGTTCGCCTTGTACCACTCGACCGCCCGGGCGAGGCATTCGGCGTGGATGAGCTCCGACGGCGGCACCACGATCAACGGCGCCGGCACCGGTACGGCGCCGAGGTAGTCGTCGATTTCCTCGGTCGCGGCGCCGAGGCAGCGTTCGAGGATCGGCGTCGTCTTGTCGTTGACGCGGGTACGGACCGCCTCGGCGAGCTCGTCGACGGTCGCGTACGCCAAAGTCCGGCCTACCTACTGCGCCGGGCCGGTCGCGGCCGGCGGCGCGGTCGTCTCGGCGGCCGGACTCGACGGCGGCTCGGACGCCGCCGCGGGGCGGCGCGTCGACCGTTCCGGGTCGTTGAGCTCGTCGGCCGGGAACTGGCCGCACGTCTCATGGCTGCTCAGACCGTCGCCGGTCATGCAGGCACGCCGAGTTTCTGGAACGCGCCGCCGTCGACGATCCGAGCGACGAACGCGCCGATGATGCCGACCTCCATCCCGCCGAGCGCCGGTTCGACCGCGCGCAGCTCGACCGGCGCGCCCGCGGTCTCGGCGCAGAGCAGCGCGTTGGAGTCGCCGACCACAACCGTTGCCGCCGGCAGGCCGCGCGAGACGACGAGCTGCAGGCCGGCGATGTTGCCGGTCCCGGTCGACAGCGAGAATCCGCCGGACGGCAAGAAGACCGGCGAGGCTTGCGACACGAGGCCGGCGAGGTGGTAGCCGCTCACGACGTCGGCGTAGATCACGTTCGGCATCCGGGCCGACTGCGCATAGATGCCGCCGGCCGCGGTTGAGATGGCGGCGAGCCAGCCCGCGAGGTCGTCGGTCGCCGGCGGTGCGCCGGCCGCGATCGCGGCGAGGACGCTTCCGGCCGCGGCTTCGGTCTGACGGGCGTACTGCTCGGCCATGAGGTCGAAAAACAGTGTCAGCGCGTCCGGCGTCGACCAGTTGATGACCTGCCAGGAGATGTTCCCGGCGCCGACGTACGTGTCGGCGGGCACGTCGACGAAATCGACGTCGAGCTTTCCCGACGGCGCTTCGGTCTTCTCGGCGACCTGTTTGCCGACGACGGGTTTCGTCACGATGTGCGGGTACTTGAGCAGGCCCGACGTGAGCGACACCTGTTTCGACGACTGCACGATCGGCCGGCTCTTGTCGATCACGTCGAAAATCGTCGTGAGGTACTGCGGCGGCAACAGACCGGGCACATCGGCCGAGGTCGTATGCGCGACCGCGCGCGTGATCCGCTGCTCAGCCGCGGCGCGCGCGCCGGGCCCGGCCCGCTGCGCGATCTGGTCGTAACGGGTGATGAGCTGGTCGCGGGCGTACTCGGCGAACGACCGGTAGATGACCTCGCCGTCCTCGGGCTCGGGTGCCGTGCGGCGGATCGGGGTCGGCGCGTCCGCCGACGCGCGGACGTGCGCAGCCCTCGACGCTTCCACCGACTCTTGGAGGTCGATCTGGGGGTCGAGCTCGTCGACGATCCGGGCGCGGTTGCGGGCGATGACGGCCTGTTCGGTGTCGGAGAGGTCGCGGTCGTCGGCCTCCGCTGATCCGGTCACTTCGTCGATGACGGCGAGCGCGGAGTCTCGCTCGGAGTACAAGCGTTCGAGAAAAGCCGGCATATCGCACCTCGGTTACTCGCGCGGAACGTGTCACGCGGCGGCCGCTCGAGGTGTCGGCGAGCCCGGGGCTCGAGGTGTCGCCTGGCCGGCGAGGTGTCGAGGCCGGAGTGTGGCCGAGGTGTCGGCTTACGTCGTCGAGGCCGGACTATACGCCCGATATCGGCCGGTGTGCGCGGACGGTCTCGAGGTCGGGTCGCCACGCCCGCACGGCCTCGAGCGCCGGGTGCCGGACGCCGGACCGTAACGCGAGCACGCCGGCGCCCTCATAGGACGGTTCGGAGGTGAGCGCGACGTGTTCGAGCACGGCGCGGGTCCGTTCGATCGTGCCGTCGGCGAGCGTGCGTGAGCTGCGCGGCGGAATCCGGGCCTGGACCGACAGGCCGACCGCGGCGCCGGAGCGGATGAGCTCGAGCGCCTGGTCGCCGACGGCGCCGTCGAACGCCCGAAACTCGCCGTAGAGGCCGTCGGGCCGGTCGTCGAGGCGAACGCCGCGCGCGAGCTGGTCGAGCACGCCCTCGCGGTGCTCGTAGTTGAGGAGGAACCGATGCGCGGCGCGCGCCGCGCGCGCGTACGCGCCGGGCGCGTGTTGCTCGCGGTACGGGACGCCGTCGACGTCGGCGACCGTGGCCGGCACGCCGTACGGGACGAGCCGACCGAGGATCGTGCGGCCGTCGCCGACCTCGAGGCCGGCGGCGTCGTAGGTTCGGGCGATCACGAGCTCGGTCTCGGTCATGCGGGCACCCCCTCGGGAGATTGTGGCGGCATGAGTTCCGGCGGCGTCGCGGCCTCGGCGGTCTCGGCCGCCATGGGCGGCAGATTCTCGAGGTCGCGTACCTCGTCGACGGTCTTGAACTTCGCGTCGAGCGCGATCTTGTGCGCCTCGTACCGGTCGAGGGTCGTCGACCGCAACAGCGCGTCCGGGTTGAACCGGAGCCGCTGGCCGTGCGGTAACCATGCGCCGAACGCGCGCTCGAGGCGCGTCACGGCCGGCATGAGCGCCATCTGCCAGAGCCGCTGCATTTCGCCTTCGACCGTCGCGTACGTGAGCGAATCGCCGGTCGAGCCGCCGA